TCAATAGGATTCTTGTAGTAAGCGTGTTTATCGTAAAAAACAAACTCACCAGCAAGTAAATAATCACCTTCCGTTTCTGGATCCGGTGCATTGCCTTTCATTTGGAAGATGTTTGCACGTACCCTTTCGGCAACAACTGTTTGTCTATATCCGAAAACCACATCACAACCGGCAGGAATATCATAATCAATTGTTATTGTTTCCACCGCTATTGATGTGTCTATTGCATTGGGTGTTGTTAGCACAACAAATTCACCTGCTTTCAATTTGGTTTCTGCATCAAGAATATAAAGAACATCACCTTTTCGCAAATCATCATAATCAAAGTCTTGCAATGGTATAGTGTTAATTGAACCGGCGGTTAATAGTTCATCTAATGTTGCAACTTTATTTTGCTGAACAAATGTGTCAAACATATAATCTTGTTCTTGATCCTTGCCTTGCTCACCAAATGTACCGCCTTGTGTTCCACTTGATAATCCAGTTCTTGCCGTTGCTACTTCAAACCAATCCCCACTATATTCATCAGTATCATAATTGTGTTGAATGTTTAGTGCAGCATATTTCTTGTTGTTATAGTTTAAAGTTTGAATAGGATAATAGAAACCTTCAACACCGCCCATGTACTTTTCAATTGGTCTAAACTGAAGACTCATAGCTTCCAAAACTCTCAATGTTGAAAGTGAACCTTCAACATCAAATGCACCATCCCAATTACTAACCGTCACTAAACTTTCGGGTGTAGTGTTGTAATTTTCGTTAACACTTAAAACCGACACACTTACTAATGGACTGCTTTCGGAAATAATCAAAGGACTAAGAACTAAATCTTTTGTGTAATTTGAGTTTAAATTATCAACAGAAATAAATTCACTGTCGGAATTACTATCAGTTGCCGCAGGTACATACAAAGCTAATTTAGAAACCTCGAAAACAAATAAAGCAGAAGAATATGTTCCTACATATTGATAAGCATAAAAAGAAACTACAATTTCGCAATCATCTAAATCATAAGGTATTATTGGGGTTCTAAAATTATATGTTTTTGGTGCCTTGTTTACAAGTGAATCAATTTCTTGTTCCCAATATCTGTTTGTTGTTACTGAATCTTCACCCCAATATGGAGGTATTCCATTGCCACCTTTTAAAAACTTGTTACCGCTTGAAACCTCTAAGCGCATTTTTAACTTATATTGTTTTAGAGCGTTAATAACTCCAGCATTTGCAACCAAACTAAAATTGATTGTATTCCCTAATTCTATGCCCCCTTTTATATTACCAACCTCATAAACTATTTCTGCATCGTAAAACGCAATTGATGGTGAAGTTCTTAAACTTCTTTTGCTAACTTTAGTAACGCCAGAAGATATACCAACATCAAGATCGCCATCTATACTTCCAACTATTGAAGTAATTTTTCCGCCTTTTATTTCTATCTCTGACTTTTTGGCCCCAAACAAATAACCAAACTTGCCACCTCCAAGAATACGAAGTGAAGTATTATTGAAATCGTATGCGGTTAAATTGTAGGTATTATCTAATTTGTTGTAATCCCTAATGTAAAAGTTCCCACCCCCATCATAATTTCTTATTTGATGGATGTAATAAGCCCCCTCGCAATGTACTATTCTTGCACTAAATAATTCTAATATTCCTTTTAAAGCATCGTACCCAGTTAAAAATTCACTTTCGTTTTTGTCACTTTCTTTATTTACAAATAAGTTTTCTGGAATATACGTGTAATCTAAAATACTATCTGAAACATTCCAACCATCCACAGAAAGACTTTTGTATTCTATACTTTCACGAATGTAGTCTTGTGAATTGTCCCAAAACGATTCTAAGGCGTTTTGTGCCAATATATTTTTAATTGCATCTATTACCTTTATCTTACCTAAATTAAGCAAGTCACCATCGTAGAAAACATCTTTAAGTCTATCAATGCCATCAATTGCACGAATGGTATATGGTCTTGGTTTGCTTGTGTTATCCCACTCAATTAAATCCACAATCACATTACCGGCCCAGTGAAGTGCATCTTCAAGATAAATTGCCACACTCATCACACTATCATCTGATTCAATGTACTTGTCAAAGAACCGATCAAAGTAAGCGTAGTCGCTTGGATTGGAATATGTAATGTCACTGTATGAGGTCATTAATGAATCCATAATGGTTCCATCAGTATCCCATTGAGTATTCAAGCCAATTAAATCTGGACTAAACGAAGGGATGAAACTATTAACACCTTCGTAATCGTTTTTGATATTGGTTTGAGCAACATAAGTGAAACCGCTTAATGTGATTTCTGTTCTGTTTAAACTTGAATTGTAGGTAAAAGAACCAACACCATAAACAACAAGATTAACTATTACATCTTGACCAAGTTCTAAATAGTCAGTCCAATCCTCACTTACATAAATAACACTACCGGCACCGCCTATAATTGGCGTATCAATTCCGATATATGTATTTGAATGAAAATCAACTCTGTAATTTTTGTCTTGTAGACTTTTTAGTTCGCTTGTAAATAGTAACATTTATCTTCTAAATTGTGATTCTCTTCCTTGTGTTATAATCATATCACGGCCGCTTATTCTGGTATCAAGAACTATTGGTTGCATATTTGCGCCTATTCCACTCATGGAAGAGAAACCACTGCCACCGGAAAAAGATGAACCTCCAGAACTGCCTTCCGAAATTCCTTTTTTACTTAGATTTGATATTGCGGCCCCTGCTGCAACTAATGCAATACCGCCTATTATAGCAAGTGCAGGGTTGAAACTTTTAATTGCAACATCTAACATAACTTGCCCAATACCTATTGCAATCATGGCTTCACCGAACTGGCTCATGAACTTGCCAATTGAATCAAGTAAGCCTTTACCAAAGTCTTTCACAGTCATATCCCCTCCACTTATTACATTGCCTAAGAACTCGCCAAATTGCGTCAAACCTTCTGTTGCTAATGCTTTCAATCCAGAACTTAAAGCATCACCCATTTCTTCACCTAAGTCTGCCGCTTGTCTTCTTGCTGCTGCTGCTGCTTGTTGGTCAAAAAGTTCTTGTGGTAATTCGATAGGTTTAATGTCTATTTGAACCGGTGCTTTTATTGGTTGATCAAATTTAAGGCCTTTTGATTTGAGTCCCTCAGTGATTGATTCAATTGCAGGTGTTTGTAAATTAGCCGCCGCAATACCTTTTGAAAAGTCAATTCCAAGTTGTTTGATTTCTGTGCTTGTTTTCCCTGCTGCCGCGCCTAAATCTTCAACCGCTTTTGTTGTTTCACCCACACCACTTGCAACATCTTCATTTTCTTTTTTAAATAGATTAAGCGCATCGGAAAATGAACCAAATTGCGCAGTTGATTCCCTTGCTTTTAATTTAAAAGAATCTAAAAAAGCATTCACACCGGTATCAATATCTAACCCTAAAACATTGGCAAGTTTTAAGAATCCCGAAATCATAAACTTTATTGTGTCAAAAAATCCGTTTGCAATTTTTACCCATAAATTATAAAAGAAATCTGCAAATGCTTGTGTGTTATCTTTTACATAAACAAATGCCGCCCCTAATGTCCCAAGTGCTAAAACAATACCACCAATTATTAAAACAATAGGATTTGCAGCCAAAAATGCAAATGCAGTAGTTAATGCACCAACCGCATAAATTAATGGCCCAATTGCAGCCGCTATTCCTGCAACTACAATTATTATTTTTTTTGCTTCTGGCGTTAAACTTCGCATTGTTTCGGCCGCGCCTTGCAGAAAAGAAGATAATCTTTTTAGAACTGGAATCATTAAGTCACCAAATGATGCAGCCGCCATTGCAACATTATCAGAAAGTGTACTCATTGTGCCGTTGAATGTTTCACTTTGTGCTTTTATACCACCGGCAAATTCAGTTTTGCCAATGTTTTGCAAATATTCTTCAATCTCTTCCGAGTTCTTTTTTACGGTTGTTGTTACACCTTTGAAAGTGAATGAAACATTATCCCCTTGACTTTTGGCCTTAATACCAAACTCTTTCAATCGTTCAAATTCACCCACCGCAGCATCTGCAACGGCTTCAACCATATCATTAAGGCTTTTACCCATACTTGATGCAGTATTACCATAGCTTTCTAATGCACTCATGGATGGATCTAAACCCATGTTTTTAAGTTTTATGAATGCACTTGCAACTTCTTGCATTTGAAAAGGTGTTGAACTTGCAAACTTTTCTATTTCTTTGAATGCTGCTGCTGCTGCTTCCTTTGATCCACCTAATGAAGTAACAAGGCTTGTTTTAAGACTTTCAAATTGTGCTGCGCTCTTTATGGCAAACCCACCCATCAAAGCCAATGGCGCAGTGATGTATGTGGACATGTCCTTGCCTATGGACTTCATTTCCTTTGCAGTCTTTTTTAATTCACGAACTAAGTTTTGTTGTGAATCCGAAAAGGCCTTTAAATCAAACCCTGCACGTATATTTATTTGCTTTCTTGCCATTTTATTTGAACCAGTTTGGTTTTTGTTTCTTCAGTTGTTCTATTTCTGCCTTTGTCCAAGCATTGTTGCCAGTGCCTTTTTTATCATCTTGTTGTTCCCACTCAAACTTAATTAAGTCTTGTGGTTTGTGCATCCTTTTATTTCCTGCACTTTTCAATGTTACAAAAGAAACAAATCTTGCCGTTTCCCATTGTGTCCGTGCCTTTATATTTTCGCCTATTGTATGCCCTATGTAGGCATCAAATATGGCCGCCATTGTGTAATCATCAAGTGATAGTGGGGATTGCTTTAAAACGCCTAAAACAAACCCCCTTATCCAATTTGACAATGGCAATTTTACTTTTTTGCTTCCTTGCCCATGTTATTCAATGCCGCCATATCTTCTTGCATGGCTTGCGTGAATACATTAATAAGTGCAAAATCTTCATCAATGGCATCAATTACAAAGTCCTTTGTCACATTTTCGCCTGCTGCTTTTAGTCCGCAATATGCAATGTCAACCAATGTACTCATGTTGATGTTGTCACCAATTGCCGATACGCTTGATCCGGTTTCCTTTTCGTACATTAGTAGTGCTTTGAATCCGAATTTGAACTTGTACTCCTTGTTTTTAATTTTAATCATGTGTATTTTAATTTTAATTTGTTGTGTATTTAAATGTAATTTATAAAGTTAATGGTTAAAAAAAAAGGTGGGCAAAATACCCACCCCATTTTAATCACACATTAACAAGATAAAAACTAAACTGTTGCTTTTGTCACTGCACCAGTTCCTTCAAAAGAAACTGAAAAAGTACTTGATTCCTCAAGCCCATCAGTTCTTCCTAATGAGGTAATATGACATGATCCACTGTATTCAACATCGCCAACCACGTCTGTTGTCCATGTCACAACAACTGCTGCACGTGTTACGTAAGCATCATATAAATCTGTAAATCCATAGGTTGCATCTTCTGCAAAGAATCCTTCACCGCTTCCACTAAAAGATCTTTGTCCTTCTAAACTCTGTTTCCATCCTGATGAATCTTTTGTGCTTGCGTCACGGGTTGCCATGTCGAAAGTCAAAGAGTTAGATGTTAGGTGTGCAACTGTCACACCTGCTACTTGTATTTTGGCGATTGTGCCATTTAATATTCCAGTACTTGCCATTTTCTTATATTTTAAACAAATTTAATTTCTATTACTTCTTTACTTTAGTAATTTTTTTAACTTTGGGTTTTTCTTCATTATCAAATGCTACTTCAAGAATGTGTTCAACCTTTTCTTCTTTTGTATAGTCTCCAAATTCCTTTGCAACTTCTAATGCAATTAATACCGCGCCTAACTTATTGCTAACGCGTAATTCTGTGCCTTCCGGTAACACTCTAAGTGCAACCGCGTGATCTTTTATTAATACTATTCTCATAAATTTAATGTTTGTGCTTTTTTGTAAATATATTTTTCTAATTCAACGCTCATTGTGGTGTTTACTGATGGCATTAATGGTTCTGCTGCATTGCTTATAAAATTGGTTGCCGGTATGTCATAAGCACCGTACTCAATCCAAAATGCATAAAAACCATCATACTTTGCACTATTACCTTTTCTTGGCCCAACCAAAACATTGGGGTATTTTTTTATCCGGCTTGTTTTAATTGCAAAGGATTTCTTTAAATTCTCCGGTTCGTAAACTTTGCCGTTTCTTCCTTTTATTGTTTTTGTCGCTATTGGTGTGTTTGCTCTTACTGCTGCCAATATTGGTTTCATTTGCCTTCTTAAAATCTTTAATATTTCCAAACGCTTCATGCGATCATTAGACAATGATTTTATTTCATTAATCACACCATCCATGCCTTGAATTTGAAAATCTTTACTCATAGCGTTCTGCTTGCGGTTAAAAACAAACCTTCACGATCCAGTTCTTGAATTTCTAATATATCATAATTGTTTGAGTTGTAAACCACACGCATGCTTTCGTTTATCCCTGCAAAGTATCTAATTTTAAACCTTACTTTATTGGTTGCCGTTACCTGATCCGCGTTGATTGATTCTGTGCCGCTTACCTTTTGAACATTGGCAAATGCAGTGTGAAAAGTATCCCATGTTGTGGTGTACTCACCTATTGAATTAGTTGCAAAATTCTGTACTTGTATTACAATTTTTCTATCTAATTTGCCTATGTTCATTATAATTCTGTTCTTTGACTAATTAAAGATAATTGGTACATGGTGCCGCGTGAAATTATTCTACCGGTGGAACCAAGTATTTCATTTTGTCTATTCTCAAACATATCAGCAACTAACATTCTAAGTGCTTGCTTAACCATCGGATCGGTGTTGGCCAATGTGGTGATTTCCACTTCAATTGCAAAGTCTTTTACATAAAGTGACGGAATACTTCCTTTTAATTCTATGTAAGAATATAACCCATTGTTCCAATAATAATTGCTTGAACTTAACAAAGTACGTGTGTTGTCCAAATCATAGTAGTAAATTGCTAATGTATCAACCTTTGCAACATCTACACGGAAGTCATCCCATTCTTGCATGTAGCCAAGAACCTCACCCTTGATAAGAATTGCAGTTTCATTGTACAACCAAACGTGTGCGCTTGCTAAATAGTCATTGATCAAATCATCAAATGAATCATCAAGAATATTCAAATGTCTTTTTGCTTCAACCAAAGTCAAAGCCCAATTTTCTACCGGTGTGTAGCTGGTTATTTTCTTATTTCTTATCATTTTTAATTGTATAAAAAAAGGGATAGGCACAACACCCACCCCTTTCATATTTAGTTATTAGTTAGGATTAACCTAATGTTCCAACTGATATTGCTGCATCTTGAACAAGTGCCATATCCCAATAAGAGTTAAGGATCAATCTGTTTGTTCCTTGTATTGCTTGAGTGTAAGGATCCATAAGGATTTCAATACCACCAAACTGAGCAACATAAACTTTTGACCAATCTCCGTAATAAATTGCAGGATCAGTAATGTCTGCTATTTGATTGCTGAATTTAGCCATTATGCCCATTATCATTTCGTTTGTGATAAGTGGACTAACACCAGAAACTTGTGCTGCTGCGTAAACATCGCTGAACACATCATTAGATAATGCAAAGCCTAAATTACCTCTGTTGTGGTTGTTAGATTGTACCTCTTCCATCAAAGCCAATACAAGTGCGCTAATAGACGCGTTTGTTACTGGAGTTTTTCCAGCACCTAAGTAAGCAAATGCTCCGTTTGCAGAATCATCTGTAAATGCTGCATATTCAAATTTAGCTGCAACCGCTTGAGCGATTGAGTTTCTCAACGCAGTTTCTAATGAATAATTAGCTTGTAATGCTGCTTGTTTTGAATAATCAA